GGACCCTGGGAAGGTACGTCGTCAAGTTCGTCTTCACGCTGATCACGTGGCAATCCTCTTCGTTCGCAGCAGCCACTCCAGGCCGCCGCCGTAACTCTCCGCCGCCGGCATATTGGGCTGGCTCATCACCTCCCATGTCACCCCGTCCGTATCGACAAGCCGGTCGCCGGCAGCCGGCTCCACCGCCGACTCGTCAATGACGAAATCCGCTTTCGCCACGAGCCACTCACGATCGATGAATGATGTTTTAACCCCCATTCGCGTGATCGTCTGAATCTCCGAACTCTGACCGATCCACGATGCCGCCATGCCAGCGGTGGAATTCTCGCCGCGGGAAAGCGTCACCGTCTCGCCAAACACGACATTGCAGTTTGGCGAGACGGTCGCATCGTAGATATCATCAAAGACGGTCATCAGCTGGCCAAATCGGTGGAACGCATCCGGGCAAAGTCCACGCGTACGTCAGCGGGCGTATCGTTGCTGGTCTTCTCCATATGCACCAGCAACTTCATCGGGCCGGTCGCCTTGTCCAGCTTAAAGGCCGAAGCCGGAAGCACGTTTACGCCGTCGACGTACAATTGAATGTCGTCGATGTCGCGGCAGTCAATCCAGCACTCGACATAGGTGTCGTCAGCCGCTTCCTTGGTTGTGTCGGTAGCCGCCACCTCGGTCGTGCCGTCATCGCTTTCGGCATTCAACGTGGTAGCGTTGCCGTCAACGTGGAAGAAGACGGATTCCGTGATTGAATCCGCGTCCGTCGCATGCGTCGCGTTGGCCAGCCCCCAGTTGATGTCAAGCGCGGCATCGTCGCCCTTGTCGTACACGGCGAGGCGGAACTCGGCGATACCGAGATCGGCTACGGGGATTGAGTCATCCGACAGCAGTGCGGCCATGGCCACTTCCGCCACGGCGTCGAATGCCATGGTATAGATGTGCGACCCGACCGTGTTCTGCAGCACGCCAAGCCCGTCTGTCGAGGACGAGGTAAATGTCGTCTTGCCAAGCTCGATTTGATAGCGAGGCTCGACGTTGAGGTCCACGTCCACCGTGGCGTCGGCCGCGGCGGCATCATCGGCGCACTTGCCGAGGAAGAAGTCACCGCTGGCCGCGTGGAAGTCGGCTTTATTCGCCGATCGGTCCCAGTAGACCTTGCCTCCCTCCAGGAGGTTGATCGAGGCCGTCTTGAGCACTCGCCAGCGACCGTTCGTTGCCACGCTGATCGTGTCGCCCGAGGAGTAGGCCGAACTGGAGGCATCAGCCCCAAGTACCACCGCCGCGCGGCCGTCGGCCAGTTGAATCACTTGGCCCGATGCACCATCGGCAGGCGCGGTAACTTCCTCAGTCACCAATCCGCCAGGAGCAGCGAGCATAATCGCTTCGGCTGTTTGAGCCATTGTGTTTATCTCCTAATTACGAATGGAAGACACAGCCTCAGCTGTTGCCCTGGTATAGTCCGCGATAGTCCACGGCCGCCGCGCCGACATCGTGCTTGATATCCCACGCCAGCCCCCACTGACCCGCCTGCAGTTCACGCCGCCGCAGCTGGGGAACACCACCCGTGCCACGCCGCCGCAACACCTTCACGGTGCGACGCGAAGCGGCCAGGAAGTAGTTGGTCGCCGATCCGGTGTAGGCGGTGCCGCTGATGGGGTCCGTGACGCCGGTCGCGTCGATGCGTGCCTCGGTCACGACCATCAATCCCTGACTCGACAGGACGTTTACGTCAGGAAAGATCGCGTCCGTGTCCCCGGTGTAAAACAGCCTGGCCGAGGTGGTCAGCTCCTCGGCGGTGAATTTCAGGTCCGGAGGGACGATCAGGAATCGAGGCCGAATGTTGATCACCTTGGCATTGCGCCCGGTGCCAATGCGACGCCCCATCATGGCGGTGATGGCCGCCTTGAGGCCGGATGAACCCAGCACCGTGCTGCCCAGGTTGGCGTGACCACCCGAGGTGGTTTCAGCCGTCGAGTTGAACAGCGCGCCGCCGGTTGCGGTCAACGTGCCGTTGGCCAAGAGCACCGCATACACGATATCCGGCCGTACACGCCTGGCGGCCATGCCCAGCTCACGAGGCATCGTCAGCAACGCGCCGAGGCGATCGTTGATGATGTCCATCTCATCGACCACGAACTGCTTCGAGAACCTGTGCATTTTGTAGGTCTCGTAGTTGTCCTCGGCCGTGGCGTGCTTCGCGGTGCCGCCCTTGGCGTGCTTATCCAGACCGGCCTGAGCGTCGAGCGTGATGTCTTCCTGCTCGAGGAAATTGGGGACATCCTCTTCCTGGCACCATCCCGTCGTGTCGCCTTCCTCTTCCCATCCCGCGATCAATTCCGCGTAGATGTTCGTGGTGAACACACGGTCGAACGACGTACCGCTGACCGCTTCGCGGATCGCATCTTCCGGGTCGCGCGGTGCCCGTCCACCATCCAATCGCACGCACTCACGCATCAGGTCGACGGCGGATAGCTGGCGGAACTCGTCGCCGAAGTCCGCGTCACGCTCGGTGATGGCCTCGGATCGTCGCAGCCTTCGTGCGTCGTGCATTCGCACCCCAACCGGATCGTGGCCGGAGGCAATCAGCATGCCGGCGGCCAGGCTCCGCACGGTGCACGATGTTTCGTGGCTTCGGCTGTGGCCGGCGGGAGCACGATTGTGCTCGGGCTGCCGAGTTCGCACGTGCTCCAGGAACAGACGCCGCGCTTCCTCGAGTGTCGCGTTCTGTTCAGCCGCCTGGAGGATCATGTCGGTGGGGATGGCGTCGCCGGCCTCGGCCCGCAACTCGGCAATGGTTGCCGGTTGAGGCGGCGGCGGATCGTCGTTTCGCTGCGGATCATCGTCACCATTATCCCGCGGTGGATCACCGGCGAGCTGCCGTGCCGCTTCGGTTCGCTGCTCGCCTTCGAGTCTAGTTTTGGCTGCCTGATCGGCACCAATCGGTACAACAGAAACCTCACGCAGGCGCCACGCCGTGGCGATTCGCAAACGCGTCTTGCCTGCTTTGTATTCGCGCCCCCCGACGGAAGCGGTGTTGCCCGGCTCAACTTCCGTGGCTTCCACCACGCGGTAGCCAACCGACACGTCGGTCAGGTGGCCTTGGCGCACCTTGTTCCACGCACGATCGGCGTCCTGGTCGTCCTGGGCGAACTCCAGGCGTCCGACGATGGCACGCGTTCCGTCAACGTCTTCCACCCTGATCGATTTCACGCTGCCAAGCACGTCGTCGATCGAGTAGCGGCTGTGCGTATTAAGAAGCGGCAGCTGACGCGGAGCATCCGCCGCATCGGCAACCAGAACCTCCTCGATGATTTCTCCGCGTCGCCAGTCATACACTTCGACGCGTGATTCCGTGGAAAGCACGGCCTCGACGGAGCGAGACTCCTCATTGACCGTTGCCGCGCGCACTTGCATGTCTCGCGTGAGCATGTCGCCACGCGTTCCGTCCTCGGGCAACACCGATACATGGTCACGCCAACCGTCGTATGGCTGGAATGTGCTCATTCGTCCTCCTCTCCGCCGCCGATCGGCACGCCGACTGGCACGGCTGCCAGGTGTGCCGGCAGCGGTAGCCCAGCGGCTTCAAACGCGTCACGCTCCCGCCGCATTTCCTCGATATGCTGCGCCAATGTTTTTTTCTTGCTGGTCAGGATATCGGTCAATGTTTTCACCTTGGATCGCAGGTCGATATCATTCGCCTGTGCGGTCTTGACCGGCTCCACGTCGTCCAACTGCGGCCACGACCACTGGTAGGCCACCACGTCCGGCCTGCGTCGTAGTCCTGGGACCGTGTAACGGCCCTCACGCGCTACCTCGTCGACAAGTCGATTCAATACGCCGGTCGACTTCTCGCTCCCGGAGAACCACGCTTGCAGGCACCCGACCGCACGCTTGTACGTGGTCATGTCCAGGCGGGCCGAAGCCCACGAATGCTTGGAGGCGTCCAGTCGTACCATTAGGCGAGGCATTCCCACGGGGCGCCCCAGTTCGATCTGCCGCTCGGCACGATAATCCGGATATTGCACCGGTGGTTGTGTCGCCGGATTCACCCATGGCTGCCAGTGCGGCGGAGCCATGTTGATCGTGCGACGCTGGACGGTACTTGACTCGGGCATTTCCCAGTACGGCGCGTCGGGCGAGGTCGTGTAGAGCAGCACCGCCTGGTCCGCCATCTGCCTGGCCGCGTCCTGCACCTGGTCGTCGTAGTCGCGGAGATCGGCCGAGGGCTGCAATCCCGTAGCCTGGAGCGGGACACCACGCACCTGGTCCTCTTCTTCCAGTAAAAACTCGTGGAGGATCAGGTCCGCCGGCCAGGGCTGGGAGGTGGTGGTGGTGCCGCTGGTTCCCATGCCGGCCTGGTCATCGATCCAGTACCGAATAGGGCGGCTAAACTGATCGAATTCGATCCCCATGACGATGTTGTCGTTTCCCAGCGCCGTTATCGGCGTGGCAAGTCGTCGGGGGTGGCACGGCCATAGCCGCATGGAGATCGGACCGTCGGCATTTGGATCGGTGACAATCCGTGCGATGTATTCACCGCACCGCCATAGGTTTCGCACCCACAACTTCATCATCGCGGCACCGGAGATGTTTGACCGCGTCGTCGGAGCGGAAAACCAGTCTCGCCAGGTACGCTCAAGCGTATCGTTGTAGGCGTCGTCGTCACTGAGCACTTGCAGCGTGGGACCGTCCTGGCCGACGATATCTTCGGAATGCGTGTTCTGCATCCCCAGCACGATGCCGTTGTTGCGGCACTCATAAATGGATCGCTCCCGCAGCGTCCCCAGGTGCTCCATCAGCCACGTATTGATTGACTCGTCGTCGGCATGCGTCCAGTGTGCCTGATTGAGTCGCGTGGTCTCTGCGGCTTCCCAGTACCGATTGGCATCCATCCAACGCGGAATCGACTCGGGCTTACCCCGTCGGGTGCGGATACCGTTATCCGCGTTTCGCATCGCGTCGGATACGCTCATGTGGCCCTCTCATACGTCACCTTGGTCCGCTGAAACGGGCCGGACGAAATGGTGCTTGCCAGCTGTCGACGGCATTGGTTTATCAGGTCGTTGACGTGGGCGCGGTCGAACTCGTACGACTGCTTCCCTCCGGATCCTCCACGTGAGGCGTTTGGTGTGGCCGCCAGAGCTGCTTGCATCTGCATAAGTGACGTGATGGCAGTAGACCACTCCCCGGATGCCATTGCGGCGGACGCGGCGGAATAGAGCGTGTTTATCTCGGTAGCAGTTGTCATGGCCGTATCGTAGCAGACACGGCTAACCATGCAGGATAGTCGTAGGATACTATCTATCCACTACATCAATCGCGCAGTTCGACCGTCTCTTCGCCAACGACCTTGTAAATGCGGCCGCAGTCGGCGCATTTGTAAGAGCGAATGCCGTCACGCGTGCGAGCAACCCTGCACTTCCCCCCACACTCGCCACATAGGAACACGCGGAACTTCGGGCGCGTGCCATTGATCGGCAGGGCCTGCGACTCAATCGGTGGGGACTGCGACTCAATCGGAGGTGATGTCGTGGCGTGGAAATGAAACCGTAGTCGACAATGGCTGCACCTGGCCTCTCCGGCACCAAACCAGGATCGCGATTCCGTTGTTGGCCTACGCAACACATCCGTGTCCTTGCATCCGCATCTCGGGCAAGCCGGGCCAGTAGCTACGTCCATCATCGACGCCTCCTCTGCTGGTTGAACCAGCCGCTCTTGTTGCCGCTCGGTTTCCATGCCCCCTGCGGCTTATCCGTGCCATGCTCGCGGATGTACTCAGCGGCCGCCGATCCGAGATACCCCGCGTCAAGCCAGTGGTTGGCTCGGCGAATTTGCTCCCATTTGACGGACGCACGCTTGCCTTCCTTCCAGGCTTCCACTTGCCGCTCCGCGGACACCTGCGCGGCCCAGTCCGCGTGTTCCGCTGGATCAGCAACCTCGTATAGGCGGATCGCCCCAGATTGCTCCGGCGGCATCTTCAGGCGTGACTGAAATTCCGCTTTCCAGGCGTCAGCGTCAACATGAATAAGCAGCACTTGCCGCTTCGTCTGCCATATCCCGTGATATCCGCGTCCGATCAAACGCACGGACTCCGACTTGAGTCGAGGCGCCAGATACCCCCCTCCACCGCCGTACACGCTGCTTCCGTTGCCTTTCGTCGGCCGGTATACGGTGTGGCCCGCACGCCGACAAAACGCATAGACACCCTCCTGGTGTTCGGCATACCCCGAATCAATCCAGACCTGGTCCGGCATGCGTCGATTGCCATTGCTGTCCGACCAACCAGCCGAGAAGTACGCGTTCAGCTTCTCCAACGCGTCAATCAGTCCCTTTGTCGTGCCAAGCACTTCCAAGTTTGTCTTCTGCTCGCCGTAATCGATCACCACATCCGAGCCGTCCGCCAGTGCGGCATGCGCCGACCAATGCAGCTGCTTCTTTCCAGTATCCACGCCAACCGCGATGCCGATAGTGTCAGGCGGCACCGATGCGCGCTTTGTGCCGTGCTGGCGATCGACGATCACCGCGGGGTCCAGGTGCGTGAGATCCACGTCAAGAGGCTCGAACGGTATGGCCCAGATAAATTGCCTTGCCGCGCGCTCCGCCGAGTCCTGGTTGATGGCGTGCCGTGCAAGCCATTCATCTTGCCCCAGTCTTCCGGTGCTCACAAATGGGTTGTCGAACGCGGACCACCGTAGCCCGAATGTCTCCGTACGCGGCGCCGGACCGGTTACTTCACCATCTGGCGTGATCTCCTGGCCGCGATGCGCCGTCACCGTCCGCCCGTGCATCGCCTTTCGTTCTTCGTCTCCGAATACCTTCTCGCATTCGGGACACTTCCACCTGGCAGCATCCACTGCCGCCAATTCGTCTTCTGCCTCCTGCCAGCCCACGAGGTGGTCTCGATCCCACGAAACCCACGTACCACATTGCGGACAGGGATGATAGAGCCTTGTGTCCGTGCCGCTCGTCACCTCCTGCCAGATACGGCCCTCGGGAATTGATACCGTGCACTCCATCAAAATGCGCCGCCCGAAGTCGCGGAAGGCGTTGGTCCGGGCCTCCATCTGCCGGATCGGGTCGGCTTCGCGCGATACCTGCCCGGCCGTGTCGTACTTGTCAATCTCGGTCAGCACGAGGTTTTTTGTCGTCGCTCCTGCCAACCCGGCATCACCCTGCCCGGCCGACATGAACTTGAGCCGCGCGCCGTTGGTGAACGTGACGCTGTCCTTGATCTCGCCGCCTTTTGACCCGGCGCCCTTACGTGGGAGCATGTCGGGAAAGCTGGCTTCAATCGTCGGCAGGAAGTCCACCCTCCACTTTTCGCTGGCGAGCCGCATATCGGGAATGCCGACGAAGACAGTTTCACGCAGCTCGAACAGCGTGTAACAGGTCGGGATCACGAATCCCAGCAAGCTCTTTCCGTTCTGGCCAGGCCCCGTGATCGCGTACCGCTGCCACTTCCTCGAGTGCAAAGCTTCAAACCAGGGGAGACTGACCGGGTGCCGAGCGTGCCGGAACAGAAGCCCGGCGTGCGGCCCGGACGGCAATCGCACATGCCGCTCCACCCAATCTCCGATCGGCATCGGCAACTGGGGGATCAGCAGGTCGGGCAGGCCACGCAGGAAAGCCTTCTCGGTTTCAGTCGCCGTGCTTCCCAATAACACCTTCAAGCTCCTTGGAGAACAAATCCACAGCTTCCGCCCAGGCGTCCGCCGTGCCGTTGCCGTGTTCCTTGATCTGCTGCTCGGCAAACCGCCTCAAGGGAACGAATGCCTCTTTTATCGCCTCCTGAATCAGCTGTACCGACACGACCTGGCCACGGCGCTCCGCGAGGTCCAGCTCCGCCCAATCCGCCCGCGCCGCTCGCCATCGTTCCATCGCTGGCGAATCGCTTGGACCCGGTGGCAGGTCCATCTCGTCGTGAGCACTTTTAAGTTGGCTTCCTACGACCTCGCGGATGTTATAGGTGCCGTCTCCGTTACGTGGTGCGTGGCGGTCACGGAAGGAGCGAGGAGATAGCCCGCACACCCACGCCGCTACAGCCTGCGGGGCGCTCTGTAGATGCTCGATCAGTTGGCCTGCGTTTAGCTTTGCCATTCACCTTGCGTGTCCCAGTTGAGGGGAGGGGACGGATTTTAAGTTGTTGTGCGCGAAAATATCGAAATAAAAGGGAGTTAACC